CCGTGGATGTGCTGTGGCACTCTCGTTGTAAAACTGGAAGGGAAATCTGGCGGCTATGCTGTTGATGGACTGGACATTATTTCCGAATGAAACGAGGCTTTCATATGTGCAAAGTATACGAACGCCCGCCTCTTGTCCTAAGCGAAGGTATGAAGCTCTTCGCTGTCAACGCTGGATACCGTAAAACCGACGTAGGTACGAACTGGTATTATGTCCGAGCCAAGAATGCCCGCGAAGCCCGCAAGCGCTTCAAAGACCGGATAACCTGGCTTGATGTCTATGGCATCCGTGAAGTTACTGACGCCGCACTAATCCAAGATGTGCTTAGTTCTCCGAGAAAGTATATCTGCTTCTGACGGAGGGCGAGATGGGAAAGAGAAAACATAAGGCTCCGCAAATGCCAGCTTGGTTTTGGTACGGCATTGTAGACGGCTGCTGGTGTTGCAAAAATCGCCATAACTGCAACCAGTGTAAAGAAGTTCGTAAATACCGCAAGCAGCATTTTCCACCCAAAGAAAAAAGTAGGCATGGCAAAGCCGATCATGATGATCGAGGAGAATAACCATGAGAGCAACAAAGCAATTCAATAACGTAGACACCCAGAGCAAAATCACAATCAACACTGACGAGCTTCAGGCCATGTTGAGTTGTGGCCGGTATTCTGCCATACAGATTGGCGAGGCTGCTGAGGCTCGTATCCAGATCGGGAAGCGAATCTTCTGGAATGTCGAAAAAATCAAAAGCTACATCAACTCTATTTCTGTATAGGAGACTGCCGTATGAACACTTACCTGACCATCATGGTGACGATCTTAGTTCTTACTCAGATTGTCCGTATCATTCAAAACACCATTCAGCTTCGTCGGCAGTATAAGCTGTTTCAGGCTCAACTCGGACAGCTGGATGACATCACCCAAGAGGATCTTGATATGCAACGCAGAGCATATCGTTTGATCGTAGATCACTTTGAACGCAAGGGGAGTGAGGCGTAATGACCAAAGAAGAGGCTATCGCTGTCTTTGAATGTTTGGCAACAGAAATGACTGCAATTTTGGCAGGAATCCCAAAAAGCGAAACCGCAGCGGATCAAATAAAAAGGTATATTGATGCCTATGATATAGCGATCTCCGCTCTTCGTATCCAGCAGAAGCAGGAGAGCGAATGTACAAAGTGTAGCGGCATTATGTATCGTCAAACAGACAGTGGGAAAATCATCCCAGTTGGTCAACGGTGTGGTGCAAAAATTACACCTCCCTGCTACGTGCCGGATGGAGATGGATGTGCTTATCAAATCTATGGAGACAACGACGATGAGCCAATAGGCCGTTGTAAATCTTGCCCATTGTGCCAAAGCGATAAGATCAGACATAAACAAGAGTCTGTACACAATGATCCTCTGGTGCTTGATGAGCTACGACAGATGCGCGGTGAACCTGTATGGTGTAAAGAGTTAGAATGCTACGGCATTGTGAAGATGGAGAAAGTCGGAAGCTGGGCGAACGAGCTATTTTTGGTTGGAACATGGCATAATGGCGATGCCGCCGTAAACTTTGAGTACGACATCAAATCACGCGGTCTTACGCTTTACCGGCATAAGCCGGAGGAGGGGACGGTATGAGCAAGCCCATGAGCGAGCAAATGCAGAAATTGGCAGCTCGATACGAAAAGGCGACTGGTAAGAAGTTCAATACGAAAACGAATGCACAGAAAATCCGTTCCATGACAGACGAGGAGCTGGCGAAATTGTTTGAAGAACTTTGCTACGACAGCATGGCGCATCGTGCCAAATATTGGCTACACTGGCTCCAGCAGCCAGCGGAGGAGGAACCGAAATGAACTTTAAGCAGTTTATCCGGTGGAGATTAGTTTGCTTTGTTCAAACTCACATCAGGCATTGCCAGGAATGCCTTGGCAGTAATGGGCACTGCCAAGAATGTAACGACTGGCACCACTTATTCCGCAGAGACTGGCAACGGACGTATTGGAGGAGGAAGTTCTGATCATGAGCAATAATGCGAACTGCATTACCTGTAGGCATAAAAAGGACTTCTTAGTTCCGTGCGATTGGTTGAAAAACCAAAGAGCAGTGATTATGCCGCCCTGCCCAAGATACGAGTCCGAAGAGGAGGATACCGATGCCCGAATTAAACTTAAAGCCATTACCTTGCCCATTTTGCGGCAGCACAAAGCTGAAAGTCGATCAGAAAGCAAGCAGTAATACGAAGTGGAACCCCGAAACAGGGAGATGCGATAAACTGGTCGTCGTTACAGTTCGTTGCAACAAATGCCACACGAGAGGCCCGACAGTCTCTATGTACGCAGGGTGGTATGATCGGCCTGTCCAGACTTTGAATAATGCTGCTATCGAAGCCTGGAATCGCCGCGCCAGAGAAGAGAAGCAAATTGATGTAGTCTTTTGCCGGGAGTGCAAGCTACAAGGCAACTGTTTCGCAGAAGATCATTTTAGTTTTGCTGGGATTAAAGATCCGTTCTGCTGTGTAGGAAAGCGGAAAGAAGGTGCCGACAATGAGCATTAACGACACAATCTGGCTTGGATTTACCTTGCCTAATTTGAAACCGTGCTATGGGAAGTGCAATCTTTGCATTTGGAAATACAACGGCGGATGCTCTGAATGGAACGGGCGGGGCACTAATTAGAAAATGCAAAAAAAAGAGCGTAGGTGAAAACCCTACGCTCTTATAGCTTTAGACTTCTTCACCGTTATCATTACTAATGAACCGGCCTTCAAAATGACAATCCATAGCGTCGGCAATTTCTATCAATTCTCTCTCGCTGAAATTGTCTCGCTTCAACTTGCCGCTGAGATTTTGAGAGGTACATCCGAGTCGAGAGGATAACTCTTTCAGGTTCATATTACGCTTGATCAGTGCAATCCGAATTTTCTCAGCCATTGGCATAATAGCACCTCCCAACTTTTAATTTCATTGTAAACCGAACAACTACGAAAATCAATAGAAAATTTCAAGAGTAAGTAAATGATGATTTTCTTCTTGACACAGGTAATCACTCAAGATATTATGTAACTGGAGAATTACCACCCATACAAAAGCAAGGAGGAGATAGTATGGCTGGATTAAAACGAACGGACAACAAAGGCCGTATCCTTAAAGACGGCGAGTCCCAGAGAAAAGACGGGTCGTACCGATATCGTTACACTGATGCTGACGGCATCCGTCATGACGTGTATAGTAAGCGGCTCGTTCCCACCGACCGCGTTCCTCCGGGCTGTAAAGACGACCTTAGTCTGAGAGAAAAGGAACGCAAAATCAACCGTGATCTGGAAGACGGTATCAAGGCTGCGGTCGAAAACAAGGCTACGCTCAATGATCTGTTCGAGCTGTATATGGCAAACAAGCCCGAGCTGAAAGATACCACTCGTAGCAATTACCTCTATATGTATAACAAGTATGTGAGGAATGATATTGGCAAGAAAAAGATAGCCAGTATCAAATATTCAGATGTCAAGGCTTTCTATAACAAGCTCATCAAAGAGAAGGGCTTTAAGCCTAACTCTATGGAAATTATTCACACTATCATTCACCCCGTATTTACTTTGGCCGTCCGTGATAACTACATCCGTATCAACCCAGCTACCGGAGCGATGGCGGAAATCAAAAAGAGCCACAACTGGGAGAAGCCAAAGCGTCACGCACTGACCATCGCGGAGCAGACGGCATTTATTGACTATATGAGAAATCACAAAGTTTATAATCATTGGCTCCCTTTGTTCACTGTTTTGCTTGGTACTGGATGCCGTATCGGTGAAGCCATTGGCCTGCGCTGGGAAGACTGCGACTTTGACGAAGGGATCATCAGTATCAACCACAATATGGTCTACCGAAAGTATGAGGAAGACGAAAAGGCGCGTTTCCATATCGTAACACCAAAAACAAGCGCCGGCGTCCGTATTGTGCCTATGTTATCAGAGGTCAAAGCCGCTCTGCAGTCAGAATGGGAAACACAAAAGATAGTCGGGTTCAATGAATCCGTTGTTGATGGGTATACTGGATTCATCTTCCAAAACCGCTACGGCGACCCTCTCTCTCCTCATAGTGTCAACCGAGCTATTGACCGCATTTGTGCCGCCTACATCGAAGATGAAACGGTGCTGGCCGATCAAGAGGGGCGAGATCCTGTATTGATTCGTCACTTTTCTGCTCATAATCTGCGTCATACTTTCTGTACGCGGTTTTGTGAGAACGAGCGAAATATTAAAGTCATTCAGGAAATCATGGGTCATGCTGATATTGAAACTACCATGAACATCTATGCCGAAGCTACGAAGGAAAAGAAGAAAGAATCTTTCTCCAACCTCGAAGGAAAAATCAAGATCTCTTGAGGAGGATTTCAATGGGAAAGCTGATAGATCTTACCGACCGCACATTCGATATGCTGACCGTTATAAAAAGGGTTGAGGACAGAAAACCAGGCCGTCCTATGTGGTTGTGCCAGTGTGAGTGCGGCAATACCGTTGTCGTGTCCTCTACAAATCTGCTACGAACCAATAGTACAAAATCATGCGGCTGTCTTCGGCATACTCCCTCTCCCACCCTCATTGATTTGAGGGGCAAAACATTTGGCAAGTTGAAAGTAATAGAGAAAGACCCAGACTCAAAACCAGGTAAAACGAAATGGATTTGCGAATGCAAATGCGGGAACATCGTGTCTGTCCTCTCCGATAGTCTCCGCAATGGAAAAACCAGATCCTGCGGTTGCGCCCGATCTCAGATCAAGCATGACCTTACAAATCAGACGTTCGGCTTTCTTAAAGTAATCGAGCCGGTAAAAAACGAGAGGATCAAAGGTAATGAAACTCGCTGGAAATGCCTCTGCCAGAATTGTGGGCGCACCGTTGAGGTTAGCAGCTATTGGTTGAGGCATAGCGATCCCTATGGACACTGTAAATGTACCAGATTTAACAAACCTTTGTAAAAGCCATTTACAACCTCTCTGAGCGCTTCAAATCTTAAAGGTGAAACTACCCTCGAACAATTTAATCGCCGCTCCTGCGTTGCCCAGCGGCTCCGCTGGCAAAAAAATAGGGTATAGAAATCCATTGTGGAAATCTGTACCCTTGTTTTATAAAAAAATAGGGAGCCAGCATTAAGCCAGCTCCCATAGAAGGTTTTACTTGTGACGATATTCTTTACACTTCGTTTCCAACAATACGAAGTCATTACACCTTTTCGCCAACGGTGTCTTGTCACCATTTATTTGCTTATGCTTATATAAAGCAGCTGCGTTCTTTCTGATTTTCTCTTGAATTGATTTAATGAACCGATACTCTGCCAAAAGAAGTGACCTATATGACGGGTCTCTTACCTGGTTAAAATTCACATATCGGCACTCCGAAATAGGAACGGGGAACATATTATTCAAATTGATTACAGCATAATCCTCAACCTTTAGGAAATCAAGCCCTTCCTTCATCTTTCTATGCTTTGGTTTGAATGAAGAAAGCGGGGCAAAATAGTCAAAGCCATTGATCTGTAAAACCACCCCTATGTACTTTCGTTCATTAGCTTGTCCCTTTTGACGATTATGAAAAAGGTGTGGCGCATATGGAACCAAGTAGTCAATATACGCTGCATCAATTTCATAAATCTTTATGCTTTCCATATTCCCTCCATTCAAACAGAAAGGGCGGGCACGAAGCCCGCCCTCCTGTTACAATCGCATTCTGAGTAGCGAAACACTCACTTGTAACTTTCTTGATCATAGAGTCAAGAGAAACTCACTCGATAACTTTCTCACTTAGGGCTGAGATACACCCCTGTTAAGAGTATTCCTACTCCTAAGTATATTATAAGTGCTTCACCCGAATTTGTCAAGTAGTAAAGTCTGCCACATAATGAGCCATCCAGTCAGGCATCTTCGCACGGAAGGTATCTGGCAACTTTTATTGTCGAGAGGCAAAACGATTTTGTCAAACAAGAGTATGGCAACTACTCCACACTCTTCACCAAGCATCGCTTGGGTGATCTTGCCGATCTAAAATTGTTTTTGAAATAAGAGGCTCTTCCAACCCTCCATATTTCAACTTCTCAACCCGCGTAATTTTGCTGGGGTAACTCTGGGGTTTTGAAATGAAATGGGGTAAAGCTGGGGTAAAATGAAAATTGCTTCTCAAATACTACAACTTTTCACTCTTAAAACAGGCGTTTTGCCTTGTTTTTAACCCATTTCAGAACATTTTTCAAGTATTACTCTCCGAGCGGCTTCATCGTCGGGAAGAGGATCACGTCGCGGATGGAGTCGGTGCCGCAGAGCATCATGGCGCAGCGGTCGATGCCGAAGCCCA